ATTGTGGCTTATGCAACATCAACAGCATCATGTGGCCCTACATTGCCATCAGGTGCTGCTGGTGATACTTACTTTATTGGTAACAATAGTGCTAACACTATTAACGTATGGCCTCCAGTAGGCGGTGTTATCCAAGCAGGTGCAGTAGATGCAGCAGATACAATCTTAACCGCTCGTTCAGCAATTTATGTATGCCTTGGTGGTTTAAATTACATCCACACACAAGGTGCAGCAGCTTAATTAACACAAGGAAAGCAAAATGGAAAACCAGACTACTCTGGATGAACCAATTAGCCTAAGAGATACAATTGAAAATGCTATTGAGTCAACAGAATCAGCAGTAACAGAAAATACGACCTCACAGGACGCTGTAGAAAGCGATAATACCTCTCGCCCTAGGGATGAATCAGGCAAATTCGCTAAAACCTCTCAAAACGCCTCAAAAGAGCCTACAGAGGCATCTGCTGATAATTATGAGCAAGAAGAAGTAATAGTTGAATCAAAACCTCGTCCTAGTTCGTGGAAAAAGGATTATGAGGAGCATTGGGGTAAGTTAGACCCAACTTTGCAAGATTACATACAGCAAAGGGAAGCTGATTACGCTAAGGGCGTGTCAACTTACAAGAATCAATGGGACATGGCTGCACCTTTAGTGGAAACTATCAAGCAGTTTGAGCCTTTAATGAATGAATACAACATTGGTCCTAAAGAATGGATTAGTCGTTTAGGTACAGCAGACTTAACGCTGTCTAGAGGCACTCCAGAGCAGAAGCTTCAAATGTTTGCTCAATTGGCTAATGATTATGGTGTGAACTTAGGGCAATTGACTGGTCAAACTGGTTACGATCCGCAATTCTCTCAACTAGCACAAGAATTAAATCAAATAAAGAATCAATGGACAAGCTTTCAGAGTTCGCAAGAACAATTAGAGCAAGCCCAATTGCAGAATGAGATTTCATCATTTAAAGATGATAAACCTTATTTTGAGGAAGTTCGTGAAACCATGGCTGGATTACTCCAAAGCGGAATGGCAAACGATCTTCAATCAGCTTATGACAAAGCTATCCGATTAAACGATGATGTATTTCAGAAAGTAAACGCTACACAAGCGCAGAAATCTGAGGCAGCTCAACGAGAAAAGGTAGCCCAGGCTAAAGCAAAGGTACTTTCACCGAAGTCAACAACGCCTACAGCGTCAATGTCTAGTGGTGGTAAGTCCGCAAGTTCTGCTAGAGATGCAATTATGCAAGCTTTTGACCAGCACTCTAGTGGTTTAATCTGACAATAAATAAGGAGTGACATTATGGCTTTTGCCAATTCAACCGTGTCAGACATTATTGCAACTACCATCCAAAGTCGTAGTGGCAAACTGGCTGACAACGTAACATTAAACAATGCGGTTTTAGACCGTTTACGTAAACGTGGTAACGTACGCCCATTCTCAGGCGGTAACGTGATCTTAGAAGAGATCATGTACAACGATACCAACACAAACAACACTAACTCATACAGCGGTTACGAAACTCTGAACATTGCGCCTAACAGCCCAATCTCAGCAGCTCAATTCTCTATCGCTCAATATGCGTCTGCTGTTACCATCTCTGGCTTGGAAATGTTGCAAAACAGTTCTAAAGAGGCAATCATTGACTTGTTAGAAGGTCGTGTACAAGTTGCTGAAGGTCAATTGATGAACCGTATCCAAACTGACATCTATGGTAACGGTACAGGTAACGGTGGTAAAAACTTAACTGGTTTGGCTGCTGCTGTTGCAGATAGTCCATCTACTGGTGTATACGGTGGTATCAATCGTGCAACATGGTCATTCTGGCAAAACCAAGCTTTCTCTGGCGTAACCAATGGCGGTGCTGCTGTTTCTGCTGCAAACATCCAAGCTTACATGACTCAACTAGCTATTAAACTAGTTCGTGGTCAAGACAAAGCTGACTTGATTGTAGCTGACAACAACTACTACTCATTGTATGTAAACTCATTGCAAGCTATTCAACGTGTAACATCTGTTGATGAAGGTGCTGCTGGTTTTGCATCATTGAAATTCTACGGTGGCGGTACATCTGCTGATGTAGTATTGGGTGGTGGTATTGGTTCTCAAGCAACTGCAAACCATATGTGGTTCTTGAACACTAACTACATTTACTTCCGTCCTCATGCAGATCGTAACTTTGCCCCTATCGGTGGCGAACGTCAATCTGTAAACCAAGACGCTGTAGTTAAATTAATCGGTTGGGCTGGTAACATGACTAGCTCAGGTCCACAATTCAGTGGCGTTCTTAAAGCTTAAGGGGAAATAACATGGCATATTCAGTAACCCCACTTGCTGGGATTGATTTAGTAAACACAACAACAGCATTAGAAATTGCTGCTGGTTATCCTGTAAACGCTTTACTTGGTACACAAGTATGGGGTTCAGATGGCCGCCGTTATGTTTTTGCAAAAGCAAGCGATTCTATCAGTGCTTCTGATACGACTTGCTCTGTAGATGCAACTACATTTGCAGCATCTAATGTAGGCGGTACTTACGACTCACCAGCATTTGCAATGGTAGCTGGCGATTACGGTTGGTTCAGCGAAGCATCAGTGTAATCTAAAAGACTCTCACCTCTTCGGAGGTGGGTTTCTAGGTAGCTTTCATTCCGAGAGCTATCTACAAACCCCAAACCACTTTGGAGATTCAAATGCAATACAACACAGATGTAAATAATCCCGATTCACGATTAAATGTTAAGTTTTATCAACGAGCAGTAAGTAACGAGTTCAAGAGTGCATTAGAAGGCCGTCCTATCATGGAGATGGCAGACTTTATTCTTATAGAAGTGCCAGGCAATACTCACACAGTAATTGACACTTTCGCTGCAACAGAACACAAAGAACGCTTCCCTATACAATGGGCAAGGTATCAGAACGAGAAAACAGATGGCGATATTGAAGGCACATTGCTTCACGATTGGCCAGTTTTAAATGCAGCTTCAGCGGCTGAGTTAAAACACTTTAAATTTTATACAGTAGAGCAGGTTGCACAAGCCTCTGATGCCCAATTAGGCACATTAGGTATGGCAGCAGGTATGTCACCACTTGCTTTGCGTGACAAGGCAAAAGCTTTCTTATCTAGCGCCAAAGGCACAGCATTAGTTCAACAACAAGCAGACGAGCTTCGTAAGCGTGATGAAGAGCTAGCAGCAGTCAAGGCTCAACTAGCAGAGTTAGCTCAGAAAATGAATCAACCTAAAGCTGCGCCTAAGAAGGCTAAGGCAGAGGAATTAGAGGAATAATATGGCAACAACTCTCTTGCAATTAGTGCAACAATCAGCAGCCGAGATGGGCTTGGCTATCCCTAATACGGTAGCTGGCAATACAGCGGCTGATGTAGTGCAAATGTATTACTTAATTAATGCAGCAGGTAACGAACTTGCAAGAGAGTACCCATGGGAAGCCATGAATACCGAGTACGATTGGTATTCACAATACTCACAATCAGACGGTGCTATTGTATATGGCACTAGCGTAATTACAGGCGTAGATCCTGCTACTGTAGCGTTTATTAATGCTGCTGGTGCAGAGAACTTCCAGGTGCAAGGTGAAGGCGTAATACAAAGCACACAAGTAGTATCTGCGTTAGGCACTAGCGTTACAATCAACAGCGCTGCTACAAGTGATGGCTCTGGTAACTATGTATTTGGTCAAGTTATGTATGACTTGCCAGCAGGCTTTGACCGCATTACGGATCGCACACAATACGACAAATCTAAACGTTGGGAGATGTTAGGCCCTGAAACACC